GTATCACTGTCTTTTGCAGTGTCATAAATATTGGTTCGAGAGACTGTACTTCTTGGAAGGGAAAAATTTTCTCCTTTAGTGACAAAGGGAGTGATAGCCAAAGTAGGAAGTTGACATTGTATTCCATTTGAAAATCTATGAGTAGGAAAGTTTCCATTTATAGTTTGATAGCCATTATTGATAACGGTTCCAGATGATGAAGCGGAAGGAGAACTTATTGTATTATTAGCATAAAGAGGATTTGTAAACAGTAAGCCTATTGGGAAAAGATACTTAAGGAAGTTGTTTGGGTTTCTATGGTTTGAGTTCTGTTTATTACCGATACTGCATCTAACCCTGGAGCTAGGAAATTTTCGACTAGAGAAAAGTCTGAACCTTCGCTCACGATTTCCCACTGAGGCTTGCTTGTTAATTCTGGTGTCACCCATTGAAAGTTAACTGCTCCATTGCCTGTATTCTGACTTGTTGTATATGTCGCATCAGGTGAGATATATGAGTCTGTTTTAATATTATGGCCTTGTACTGTATAACTGAAACCTGTTCGATAGTTTTCAGTAACAATCGTTTCTTGAATCGTAGATACGCTACGACTAGATGATTCCATCTGACCTGTTGTAAATCTAGGAGTGATACTTCCTGCATACGCACTAGGCACTGTAAGAAACAGGCATAGAAACCATCTCATTAATCAAGGCCAAGAGTGATAGTGGACTGAAGAGTTGCAGTTGTACCAGCACCCATATCAGATAGGTTAACTGTCAATGCTTGCCCACTATCCAATGTAATAGCAACAGATCCTACGTCACCACCTGATGTAACTGTGTTTTTGCCAAGTAAGGGTAGCGATGGAACTACCCCGTTTGTTACTGTGGCAGATAGTAGGCTTGGGATAGCATCGGCTTCTATATAAGTTTCACTTGCCGAAAACGCATCTCCCGTATTCACAACATTAAAGCTAGTGTCATAATCAACAGTAGGAACACCGTTAGTAATACCAGCATCAGCTAAATCAAGAGAACCTATTTGACCTGCTACTGTATTAGCTTTTGGCGTGACGTTTGTACCTGCAACACTGATAGACGATCCAATACGTTCGCTAGTGGCACTTGCACCTAATGTAGATACACTTGCTACAGATTGAATACTATGCGTTATATCTGCATAAGCTGGTGCGGATACAACAAACAAAAAAGGAATTAATTTTTTCATTTGATACCTACTTTGTTATTTTTATTATCTACTATAGTATCTTTTTTCTTTTTTATCTGAAAACCTAGTGATGCAGTACTAGCTGAAAAAATCGAAGCTATGAATGTCGGGTCAAAATCTACGATCTTTTTACCAGAAGGCGGTTCATAGTATGAAAGGGATAAAAGTGTTGCCGACCACAAAAGTACGCAAACTTTCACGATAGTTTCAACTTTACTAGGCTCTTGCTCTTCCATAAAAGTTAAGATTCTTGTCTAATACTAGCAAAGGAGCTATGTTTGGGAAGTAACACATAAAAACGATGGTAAAAATTCTAAAACCTATTCTTCTAGTCTTTATCAAATCCAAAGCAATGAAGAGATTAATTGTGGATCTGTTAAAAGCAATAGCTAAACAAACAGATAACACAATAGACGATCAAGCAGTTGCCTTTATCGAAGCCAGAATGTTTCCAGGTTCCACCACTTCTCTTCAATAATATGAAAGA